GGCAGCCACCAGATTGGACATTTGGTAGTCCTTAGTCGTCGCAGCTTGGAACACGCTATTCCCGGCGCCAGGATTCGGCACTTGGAACGCGGCAACGGTATACGTCTCCGCATTTGGCGTAATTGCAACTGCTGTGTTGTTGACGTAAGTGATCGCTAACGTGTTTGCAGCCGAAACCCGAACACCAGCAACGGCGAGACCGGCTTGAATAGACGGCTTATTGACTGCCGCTAGTGTACTTGCCGTCAGACCGACCGTAGATGCAACAGTAAACGTCTGTTCCGCAGTAGTGTTAGCCGCCACACTCACCGGAGTCAGAGCCACTGAAGACAACAGGATCGGCGCCAGCGGATTCATCCGCAGCGTATGCACTGTGTAGATCTCGCTTGCCGTCGGCGTAGCACCTGTGCCGATTCCGACGTAGTTCAGCGTCAGTGTGTTCGCCGTCGGGATGCCTTGATAGACTCCCGCCGCGTTGGTCGCAGCAGCCCCAGACGTAGGTTTCATAATGCCAACCACTGCGTCAGTCGCCAGAAGACCCGTCAGGGTAGTCGAACCGCCAGTAACTACAATCCCCGCACCGATCGCACCGACCGTACCGACATTGAAGCTGTATGCCACCGACTGGTTCAGGGCGTCAAGACCTAGAGTCCAGAAGAAAGTGTACGATTCCGCTGCTGTTGGAGTGATTGGAACACCCGTCAAGTTCATGAAATGAATTCCAACCGATCCAGCAGAAACAACGCGACAACCGACAATTGCCAGGCCGGCGTTAGTCGTAGGCTTCACGACCGAAACCCAAGCACCGACCGGAATACCAGGCACAGAGAATTGCTGTTCTGCGGAGGTGTTAGCTGCTACGGCGACTGGAGTTAGCGTCGAGGAGATTGTTGGCAGGCCACGAATAAGCACATAACCGTAGTTCTCTCCAGCAGTCGGTGTGATACCAGCAGCTGTCGCATTGAAATACAGTTGCTGAACCGTGTTGCTAGCGGAGATTCTTGCCTGAGCGTAACCGAGTCCTGCTTGGGCTGTTGGTTTGTTAACACAAATTACCAAATCAGTCGTTGCAGGAAGCATAGCAGCGCCAGTTCCGTTCTGAATAGTGAAAGCTTGTTCAGCGGAAGTGTTGGCAGCTACCAAAGCAGGCGTTTGAGCTGTACCATAAGTACAGATATCTCCAGCCATAGCGCCGCGAGTAAGAGCACCTGCAGCGATGTTCGCTTGCTGGGCGATCGGAGGCGACCCGTAAAACGAAACTAAGTCTGCAGTAGTATCCCCGAAGGTGGTGCCGTCGGGATTTTGGTCCGAAAGTTTCCGGACCGTTGTGGTGATCATAGGCATAGTAACGCTCCTTTTAGTTGCCGTTCAACCGGACGGCCAACTCCGGATAGAATGTCGTATAACCGTACAAGATATCCAATCGGCATGGGAACACGTCGTTATTGATGTCGTACGCCCGGATCAGCCGAATAGACAAACCCTTATACTGTTCGCGAGCCGCCCAATCGACACCATCCGGAATTTCCAATGGAACCGTGATCAGGCCAAACGCGTCCTTGTGGAACGCCAAGTCTTGCGTCTTAGTCGCGGCGGTCGAATAGAATCTCGTGATCACGGCGGCTGCACCTGGGCTGGCTGTGACGTTCTGATACGGGCCAGTCGGCGTAATTGCCGGATAAATCGAGAGAGTTGCAACACCAGCAGCAATGGTCGCAGTAGAAGTTACGATGAATTGTTGCGGCGAGCCGGTCGTTTGGCGATTTTGAGGATTGACCGCGTTAACGCCCGCAATTGTAAAAACGTCTCCGACATTGAATGCGTCGCCATTAGTCGTACCAGTAATTGCCAAAGTTGAACCGGTCTGACTGGCTGCACCAACTGCAAACGTACCCGTGAAGGTTCCGGCAATGAACTTTTGAATGTTTTGATCCTCATACACTGCATGGTTGCCGATCGTCGAAATGTAACCCTTGACGAGAGCTTCCTTGGCAGTGGGCATGACGAACAAAGAACTAAGTCCATTAGCAACAGACCAGAAACCGGCCGGATCGAGGACAAGATTCCGTCCATCCATCGGTGCGCCCTGGATATCGAGTTGCTGACCGGTAAGCTGAACCGAGTTCGCAAACGTCGAAGGAATCGTACCTGAAGTACCTACGAGAGACGGAACTTGATTAAACAGACCGCAGAGATTAAAGTCAATCTGGTTAGCAAGTGCTTCAGCTGCAGGCTTAAGATACCGCTCGGCGAACTCTTCGATCGTTAGCGTCAATTCCTGAGACGTGAACTGGAAGTCCACGTGATTCTGAGTGTTGATCGCAATTGAGACGGAAGGCTCTGTGAGTTGTTGAATCTGTAATGCCGGGCCACTTGAAACTGTGAAGCGATTGGGTTTCCGAATCGTCAGACTCGAGCCGATCTTTACGAACTTGTTCTCGAATTGTCGATTGACAAGAGCCGCCATCACCATGTTATTAACCAGGAGTCGGAGTGTTTCCCTGGTAATGATGGTCGGGGTGAGTAGAGTTTGAGACATTTAGAGGACTCCTTATCGATCTGCTGCCGCCCTCTCTGCCGCATTACGTGAGGATACGTAGTCAGCCATACTCATGCGCTCGAAATCCGGCGCATTGGTGTGACCAGTACCTTGAGAAGCTTCAATAGGCGGTGGCACTTTAGTTACTGGAATGACCGGAGTGCTTTGAAGTTTAGCTTCAAGACGACCGATCTCTTTAGCTAACCTAGCACCCTGGAGACCGTTTAACTTAACTCTCACATCATCATGCGTCGCGATGTGATAAGCGAGTTGCGGTCCAAGTTCCGAGGTAAGGAGTTCTATTCCAACCGCACCATTGATCTTCACTTCATCCGTGACGATCTCGTCGAAATCAGGAATATTTGCAGCGGCTTTCCGCTCGGCGAATGTAGCTACTGCCACGTCCATCGCTTCTTTAGCTCGCGCCCGGACATTTTCTTCTTTCCGAGCTTCTTCCAGTTTCGCAACACGGGACTCGACAGCCTTATTAACCTGATACTCAAGGCTTGCCGCTTCGTATTCCGAATTCGTCTGAAAATCCTCCATATTCGGAGGTCCAGACTTCGTTACTGGTTCCTGTCTTTCGAGCGCTTTTAGAATCTTATCCAAACGCTCATTAGCTGCCGCTTCACGGACAAGGGCTTCAGCCGTACGGGCGTCTGCCTCCGTGCGTTCACGGGTTAGCCGATCCAGTGCTTTTTGTACGCCCCGAGCTGGTTTAGGCTCGGTCGCCGAGGAAGTCTCTGTGACCTGCTCCGGTTCCGATTCCGGAGGAGTTTTGTCCTCCACTACTACCTCTTCCGAGGAGGGAGCCGTAACCGACGGCTCAGTAGGGGTGGACTGCGGGTAGTCTGCTGTTGCGGATAGCGCGGGCACGCCGTCTAATTGCATTATCTCAGGCATAGGGGCCTCCTGTCAAGTGAGTACTTACTTACAAAAAAGATAAAAATTTATAAACTTGGGACGATTAGGGTTGGAAAATCCGCTGGAATCGAGGTCTGATCTCGCAAGTATTGTTGATAGTCTCGATTATAAGGATCCGGCGGAATGCACGACGTAATGCCAAAATCATCAAGCCGTTCGATGAAATTTACAGTAGCCGAAGAGTGAACTATGTAAGTTCTCATAAATCAGCGTCCGCGGTCCATTGACCTTGTATATTGTAGGAAGTATTTGCGGCACTAGCAGTAGCGCTCCAACGAAGTCCCGTTTGTCCAGCAGGAGAATTGTTTGAAGCCGCCACATCTGCGCTATTTACAATATCCCGCGCTTTGCCACTAGCACCAGTCGCAGTGCTGTAAAATGTAACTGTCGGATCTGACCGCATAACGGCTTTATAGTCTACGGTCATCGTAATATTATACGTCGAATTGGGAAGTACACTTAAAGCCCCCTGAGATGCACCGACTTGAGTAACAGTAGCGACAGCCACAGAATAATCATAACTTTTTTGAAAGTAAACCATACAACGTGCTAGTTGCACTTCAAAATTAACTCGTTCTGGTGACGTTGTTACGGAGCCGCTCTCGAGTTGCACATCGGTAATGCGCCAGTTATTCGAAACACTCGACATGAAGTTTGTTGCACTTGAAACAGTAAGATACTCTGCACCTTGCCAAGTGCCTGGAGTGGGAGTCTGAAAAGTTGAACCACTTGCAAAGCCGATAATCAAATAGCAACCAATCGTACTATCTGTCGCCCAAGTTCCAGCTGTATCGCCGGGAATTATTACGCTATAGGTTGCCCAGACATTCGCGGTTCCAGTCGTAATGCTCGTTGTGTAGGATCGATTAGTAGCGCCATTTAGAAGAGTAATTGGAACAACTGCATTTGCAATGCTGCTGAAAAAACGAAAGCTGACTGCGACAGGTTTAGCATTTGCAGTACCGAAGTTGTATTTCTGGAATGTTCGACCGATAATCTTCTGAGTCAAATAACAAGTATCTCCAGCAGATAATGATGTTTTTGCAGTCGTGACGGCGAAATTTAAATAATATTGACTACCGCCACTTGTGCTTGCTTGAATTTGTTGAGCAGTAAGCGCCCCGGTTCCAGCGCCGAGAGCACAAGAAACTTGCCAACGGTCGATTGAATAGAGAGTCGTATTATTGACTGTAAGACTGGTTGCTGCTTGTCGCTGATCAATCACCATGTCACTATTAATTAAATCGTTGCGAAACGAAACAGGATTATTCTGATATATGTCTGCCGTCGCAAGGCTTGAAGCTGCAGCGTCTAAAAATCCGACCGATACAGCACTGAGTCCAGCGTCCAGAACGCTAGTTCCATCGGAGAACACAGTTACTGTGGTGAGATTCGAGCCGCCACTGTAACTTGTGGCTATGATTGTAGAGAAAACTACCCCGGCCGTATTTTGCGTCTTGATTCGTCGACCGACATCGAAAGTGCTTGTTAAGTTTCCTACGACACTGAATTGATTACTTGCAATGAATGTCGGCGTCGATTGCACAATCCATTCTGAAGAACCTGTCAAGATCGGGTCATCGATACCTGTGAGATTGTCCAATGTTAGAACCGTATTACTGAGCGAATCAGTAATGACAAACTTATAGTTTATTCCGACTATGAGCCAGATTTCACTTGGCACCGCACCGTTCGCGTTTAGGACAATTGGATTTGCATTCGGAGTTGTCCCAGCTGAAGTAGTGTACGTACTTGTTGGTGTAGTAGTTCCGGCCAAATAGGTGTTAATGAGTCCGCCACTGAGCAACGCTCCGCTCGAGGGATTCAAGAACTGAACTCCGTTACCGATTGGAGAAAAAACTACAGCTGTCATAGATTACTCATCTTCAAAGAAAGTGATAATAAAGAGAAGTTCTTCATCGTCTTCTTCTGCCTCAATGCGGGCTTTCAGTAACTTATTAAGCGCCTCGATGGATTTGATGCGGGCTTCAATTAATTGCAGGCGCTCTGCACTAGCTTTCTTCTGTAATTTAAGAACTTCAATCTGGATAACGCGGCCATCCAGTAAAGCACGAAGGCGTTTCTTAATCTTCGGCTTAGGAACGCTCTTGACAATCTCTACATGTTTCTTTTTCCTCTCCCACAGCATGCCCCCATGGGCCGCTGTGAAAGGTTTACCGCCACCTCCTCGGTATAAGAGAAGGGCAAGCATGCTACATTAGAGCGGAACTTCTTCCCAGAATATAGAAGAAGTTACTGAATGAGCTACTGGAGTGGTGGTAGCAAAAAGACCTAGAACACCACCCGGAGGTACGATAATTGAACCGTCAAGATTTTCACATGTCGTACCAGCATGAATAGTTGTATCACCAGCGGCTGTGCCAACAAAGCTGAAGTTACCTGATGCACCTCCAGTAATAGCGGAACCGAACATAACAGAAAGAGTATTAGTGAGGCCGGTGAGGGCCACACCTGATACACCCTTAGCTTGAGAACCTGTCTGTGCTAAAGTCTTGCGATTCCAGGGAGCAACGCCTGTCGTAATAGCACTATTGCCAACTGAAGCCAGCCATACAAAAGGAGCACCACCTGTAACAGTTGCAGCTGTAAGCGTGAATCCTACGACTGCTTGAAGAACGATAACATTGACTGACGAAGTAGCTGGATTCCACACACCAACAATGGGAGTAGCTGTAGCCCCTGTAGTCGCGCTTGTGAAAGTTGCAGCATTAATAGAAGTAAGCGTTGTGATGCCATTTGCATAGAGATTAGCTCTATAATTTTGTTCATAGAAACGGCCATGAATTTCAGAAAATCCAAACTCACCCGTTCGAATAAGTCTCGGCGGAGTAGAGACGCCATCAGTAAGTGCTTGAACGCCCGATTGTCCTGCAATAACTAAACCAGCCATAGTAATATCTCCTTACTGTAAAGTGCTATGTTCAGAATCATCCAACGGATATGACACCGTTGCTCCAGTGAGACTTGCTAATTGAATATTCATTGCTCGCTGTTCCATAAGTAATAGACGCATTAACTCAACTAACGTCGTCATATAGTTATTGAAAACTGTAAGTAAAGCTAGGTTACCGCCAGCCTCTTGAGCCGCATTGGGAGCAAGACTTATTGCAGGAAACGCAATCGGCAACACTGGCTGATCACTAGACAACGTTACTGCAAGACTTTGTGCCATGGGTTGAGAACCCGTAGGCCGAAGTGGTATATCTTGGTCAAGGGCTAATGTGATTGGAAGAGCAGTTTCCATTAGCGCCGGACCGAGGTCAACGCCAGCTATAGAGATATCAGCGAGTAGGTTACCTGAACCCGAAACCGGAAAGTTAGAAATGCTACTAACCCACGGTGTAGTACCCTGTAAGACTGTCCATGAACCACTTTGACTGACTGGTTGAATGGCCGGAAAGTTACTGATCGACATTGACCAGACGCCTGCTTGGCTGACTGACCACGGCGCACCGCCCTGATTTGATGTAACAGTTCCACTAACCGGCTGTGTTGCAGGGAAATTTCCTACGCTCACAGGAAGAGGATTAGCGCCAGTGACTAGTGACTCCGGACCGGCTTCTCCTCCAACATCAAGGCCGACGACTTGAGTCTTGGACGTTCCTCGGTCGATCGTCCGAACAGTATCGCCGCCTGCACCAGCAGGTAATACGGTGTTGTCGCTCATTCTATTTGCGCACTTGCGGTAGAACCATCTCGACGGGTGTAAGTGACTTTCTTCTTAGCCCCGACTTTCTGGACGTTGTCTCGAACTTCATTTACTTTATTCTGCATATCTAAATGCTTCATCTGCATATCAATTGCCATCTTTGCCATTGACTCCGTGAGGCGGGCGTGCCGATCGTCCGAGGCAGATTGATGACTTATAATGGTGTCTAGAAGTTTACCGAACCGATCTTCAACCATATTTGTCGACTGAGTCTGCAACTTCGCCATCTTGGTCTCGTAGTCTTCAAGAATCTTGAAAAGTGTGAGTTCTTGATCGGCCTTTTTGTCCTGCAAAGCTTTCTGCATCTGAATCATGCCTTGCATCATCTGTTTGATCTGGTCCTGCAACCCGGCAATCATCGCCTGAGCTTGCGGCGGCGTGTCATTCTCTGGCGTGAGCATCTTCGGCGGTAAAGCCTTAGCGAGACGCGTGGCAACCTCTTCAGCCCCCGGCCAATCCATATTTTTCGCGATCAGGTCTCCGATAATCTGACCGGCTTGTGGAACGGCCCGAATGAATTCCATCATTGAGTTCGCCGCTTCCATGCGTTTTGTCTGATAGCTCGGCCCGGTCGTTACAATAACATCATATTCACCCTTCTTAGGATTCATAACCGGAAACTTGAGTCCGCTTTCTGAAGAACCCATATAAGCCTTCTTAGCATAAACATCGATCATCGCTCGGTCAGTCTCGCCGGCTTCATTCATAATCGCGACCATGCGTGGCGTGTCGTAGATCTTCGGAATCAGATCAATGAGAATGACTCCCGTATACATGAGACTCTTACAGAGATTGTCTGGAAAGTGAAAATGTCCAATTTCTGCTTGTCCCTGCCGAGCCTGAATAGCACGCCCGGTTCGCTCATTTGTCTGCACTCCCAGCGACGGATCATAAATTCCGGTCGTCTGCTTGAGGTCTTCTCGCGCGCCCATTTTGGCCGTCACAATACCCTGCGCTACGGGAGGTGGAGCTTGCCTCTGCGGTGGAGGGACCGGCTTGCCTCCATGTGCCATCGGCCGATAGAGAAGAACGGAATGATTCTTTCGATTCGCAGTTTTCCACTGCTCTTGGTAATTCTCCAACTGCCCTTCGGCTGCGATCCACGGGGCTCGAGGCTGCAGTGCGATATTTTCAGTCTCCGCACTGGTCCAGTAGTTATACATTCGTTGCGGATCTTTAGCCGAACGAATCACACCCGAGAGGACCGGCTGACCACCATCTTTCGGGACCGAATTTCCGATTACCTTAACAATCGGAATGCAATACCCCGGCCATTCTTGCTCTTCTAGAATTTCATAGAACGTAAAGCGCCGCCACATAATTTTCCGGACCTTCACCATTCGGCGCTGGACAATCTCCTGATCTGGACCTTTATAATCAGACTTGAACCCAATCCAGCCGTTCTGCATCTGAACAAGTTCTTTCTCTTCATGATCATGCCAGTAATATTCACAGACCCGAACAGTCTCCGCATCAACCCAAGCTTTAGACTGATCCCCCTGCGCGTTAGTCTGCCAGTGCATCGGACTTGCGGTTGGATATTTTTTCTTAAAGACTTCCTTACTGAGATTATCTGTTACGAAACAGAATTTAGAATCCGACCCGTCTGGCATCCGGTGCTTGTCATCCATATACACAGTCATTGTGTTATGAATGGGCTTAATTTGAATGATTTGATTGAACGAATCATCCTTCTCATACGCTGTGCAGATTCGCCAGTAGCCCCAGCCGATATCGACCGCCGACTCGTACCCGATATCATATGCCGCGTCGGCGTGACAGTCATACTCAATCTGTCGAATCATGCCTTGGAAGATTTCAGACGATTTCTTTGAACTTATACTGCCCCTTGGGCGAAGTTTAATTCCGGGCCGCGATTCTTTAATTGGATTGACGACCTGATTTACGAACGTAGGAATCATATTGACCGTCAAACAGGGCCGTCCGTCTGCTTCTCGATCAGACTTAATCTTAACTGGCCACTGATCGCCGGCTTTAAACTTCAAATCATCAAGACCTTGTTCCCGATTTTCCGCCTCAGCCCGTGCAATGCGTTCAAACTCCTTGACTCTTTCCTTGAGCCATTCTTCATCGTTCTTAGGACGAGAAGTGTCAATCGCCTTCGTATTGATCGCGGTTTCGGCCACAAAAACCCCTTACTTCTTCTCGGACTTCTTGACTCCTTCGTGAGCCATTTTCTTAGCAGTCTTCTGCGGAATGCCGACGCGCTTTGCAACCGCTGGATTATGTGCTGCGGCTTCGAAGAGTCTGTGTTGCTTGGCTGTATAGGGCATGATCAAGCACTTTTGCGACGCGTTCCTGTTTGACTATACTTGTCGATCTCTTTGTCGAGATTTTTCTGACGATCTTGAATCGATTTCTTTGCCTTCTCAGCCATACCGCTGCCAAGAGAGGGGGACTTCTTGGGTTTCTGATAATCTGCCATGGGGGGCTCCTTAGCCATTGTGTTGAATGTCTTGAAAATTACCATCACGATTCATGGGATAGACTTTTCCCGGCTCGTAACCAGGCATCGTAAAGTGAATATCATCTTGTGGAAGTTGTATGCCACCACCGCGCAGAGAATTATGTCTTTCGCGAATATAGTTAGATGTATTTCCAAGCTCTTCCATATCTCGTAAATTCACTGCATCTGTCATGCCATAGTTATTATTTACAATCCGCGTCTCATTCCGCGTCCGGCCAATATTCCACGTACCTTTTCTACTTGAATACATATCTGTCTCCTTAATAGATGAGCCGAGGGCGGGCTCGCCTACTTTAACGATACTGAGGTTTCTCGGGCGGCTTTTCGGTCTTGCCGGACGTAAATCCGTCAACCGTTTCATTCTGAACGCCACCGCGAGTCCCGAAGACTTGACCCTTGGTCGGCCCGACAACATTCTTTGTCATATTAGCCCCAGACCCCCGAATTACATTCGGCACAGACTCGTCCGTCGGAATCGGACCCATTTCGCCATTCCCTTTACTACCACTGGGAATCGGACCATACTCACCCGAACCCATCGTTCCATATACTTTAGGCATCGTAACCTCCTATTGCAGTCTCGTTACGCGAGTCATGAAATGAGCCGTCTCGCTACGCTCTTTAAGCACTCAGCCAATCGCTTGGTCCACCAGACGATATTCTGTACTCTGGGACTCTTGCTCGCCTTGTCGCTGGTTTGACTGCGTAAGTCATAGCCAAGGAATCTCCGCAGTCCGGGGAGCGGATCCCTCGACGTTTCAACTCATCCTTAGAAGTCAAGATGAGCGCACCGTTCTTTTGAAATTTATATTCATTAATTGTCAAGTCCCCGATGAGGTCTTCGTCACGAGGTATTGCCAGACCTTCTTTAAGAGCGTCACGCAATACGCACCAAGTTTCAGCACGCTTGTTAGCAAATTGGACAGGATCATTTGGCCTCCCACTACTATTAAAGGGAAATAACTTATTACCATACCCAAGCTGACGAAGTCGATCGACCACGCCGGCCCCGATGCCTGTTTCGTCAACCACCATAGCATCTATAAATTCCATGTCGAAAATTTCGACGGCCTTATCAGCGATCTCCATTGTATCGAGTTCGGAATACTTCCGAATCCAGTGGACCTTTCGACCTTGACGTAAGATGAATACGGTTTTGTCCATACCGAATCGCGCAACATCCACACCGACAACTCGGGGCTGCAGATCCCATCCGAGACTTTGGTAATCGAGGGCGCGACGGACAAGGTCAAACCCGATGAGTTGAGTTGTAGTCGCTCGGGGGAACTCCCCCAGGACGTGGACTCGTACGAAGTCACTGTCGATCCCATAATCATCTATCCATTGTTGGAGCTGTTGAGTGTCCGCCATTCTCGCTGCGCGAGAATCTACGATATAACGAGTCCAACGGTGAGCCTGTTCGTGAAAGCATGAGAAGAACTCTCCTTCGTGACGGGTCGGATTTCCGGCAACGATCCAAATCGCCCCCTTAGTTGTCATTGCCCCGGCGGCTGTTCGGTAGATGATGTCGTCGATTGCCGAGGCTTCGTCGAAAAGAAGGAGCACATTTTTCTCATGCATGCCTGCGAAAGCGTCTGGATTATTAGCACTCCAAGGCACGGCACCAGCAAACCACAGATCAGGGTGAGCACGATTAATGAACTTAGTTGCCGTATGATCAAACCAGTGGCCGTTGAGGGCAAGATTGTTCCATTTCGCAAGTTCACGCCAAGTTCGAAGAGTTAATTGAGTTTGGGTGCCAGCGGTGACTGTGATCTGGGGAAAGGTGTGAGTTGCGATAAACCAGTGAACAATCCACGCAAGTAAGGCGGTCTTCCCTGGCCCATTCCCTGCACTGATGGCGATCCGAGGAGAGCCACCGCTGGCAACTTGTTTCCCGAGGTCGCGGAGTACTTCTGCTTGCCATTTATCTGGACCTTCAGCATCAGCAAGCTGAGTTCCAGACTGACCCCAGGGAAAGATGTACTTAACATAAGCGAGCGGATCGCACCAATATGGTGCAATGTCTCGAATGATCTGCTGATCGCGTTCACTGTACTGGGGCTTGGACAAGGGGAG